GGCTCGACCAGCACCCAGTGGCTCAGCTTCTGGAGAAGCCAAACAATTACCAGACCAGCTTCGTATGGAAGCAGTACATGCAGGCAGCTGACAGCTTCCACGGCAACAGCTACAGCATCATCAAGCGAGACCCTGCAGGCCGCCCGATCGAACTGATCCCAGTACATCCCGACAAGGTGCAGATCAAACTGCGCGAAGGAGAGAAGTACTTCGTCATTGATAAGATGGGCACCTTCGCAGACTACGAAGTGCTGCACCTGATGGGCCTCAGCTGGAACGGCATCGAGGGCATCAGTGTGATGGAAGCAGCTCGCGAAGCCATCGGCATGGGCTTAGCTGCCCAGCAGTTCGGTGCTGAGTTCTTTGGCAACGGTGCCAACCTCGGCGGCGTCATCACCCACCCCGCTAAGCTCACCGATGACTCAATGAAGCGACTGAAGGAAAGCTGGCGCAGGAACTACCAAGGCAACGATAAGAGCCACGGCACTGCCATCCTCGAGGAGGGCATGAAGTACGACCGCATCGGCATCCCGCCCGATCAGGCTCAATTCCTTGAGACCCGTAAGTTCCAAATCCTTGACATTGCCCGCATCTTCCGTGTACCTCCGCACATGCTTGGCGAGCTTGACGCTGCCGCGAGCCGTGCGAACATTGAAGAGCAGGGCATCTCTTTCGTGCGCGATACGATCCGCCCCATCGTTACGATGTGGGAGGACGAGCTGAATAAGAAGCTCTTCATGCCTTCAGAGCAGGGCCGCATGTACGTCCGCTTCAACCTTGACAGCCTTCTGCGCGGCGATACCGCCAGTCGATTCAGCAGCTACGCTGTAGCACGGCAGTGGGGCTGGCTTAGCGTGAACGACATCCGCGACCTCGAGAACATGAACCCGATAGATGGCGGCGACATCTACCTGCAGCCTTTGAACATGGTCAACGCTGCCGAGCAGCCCAACGATACCCCGATCGACTGATGCGCAACGACTACCCCATAGCAGCAAGCGAAGAGGCTCAAAAGGCCCTAGACCACCGCGCCGAGTTCGGTAGCGAGTGCGGCACCGCTGTGGGCTGGGCACGCGCTCAGCAGCTCGCAGATCGTGAAGAGATCAGCGACGAGGTGATTCTCCGCACGCGCAGCTTCCTGCAGCGCGCTGCTGTTTACAATACTGGCGAGTTCATGAACCCAGACGGCACAGAAGTGTGCGGCTCGGTCATGTACGCCGCATGGGGCGGCCAGCCTATGCTTCAGTGGACTGATGACGTCATCGCAGAAATCGCGCGTACTAAAAGCCAAGAGGCTCGCCCCTACCCTAACGAGCACGCTGCTCGCATTGAAGACCCAGCCGAGTACGTCAGCTTTGCCAGAGTGAACGACTTCTTCAGCGAAGGAGTCGACGCCATCTTCGGAATCGAAGAGGACGGAGATACTGAACTTCAGGCGATCCGCTTCGACGCGGACCGCTTCACCGTAGAAGAGGCTGAGGCTTGGCTTGCCGAGTACGGCTTTACACCTATTTTATTTGAACCCGCTATGCAAGAAGCACAAGAAAGAGCAGAGCCCAACGAGCTCGCGGTCGGCGACTTCGTGAAGTGGGACAGCGGCAACGGACAAGCGCAGGGCCGCATCATTGAGATCGCCACCGAAGGAGAGCTAGCTGCAGATAGCGGCTTTACCGTCGAGGGCACTCCAGACGATCCAGCGGCGAAGGTCCGCATCTACGACTACGACAGTGAGCTGCAGCTCTACATCGAGCGAGAGCCCTCGCTTAACGTCGTGCACCGCTTCAGCACTCTGGAGCCGTTCGGCGCTGACTTCCGCAAGCACGGAGCCATCAAAGAGAAGCGCGCACTGGGCGAGATGTACGTCACCAGCGACCGCACCGTCCGCGGCTATGCAGCCGTCTACGGATCACCGTCTGAGGACCTCGGCGGCTTCATCGAGTACATCGAGAAGGGAGCCTTCGACTCCGCTCTGGGCGATGACGTTCGGGCCCTTTTCAATCACGACGCCAACCTACTGCTGGCCAGAACCGCAAGCGGCACGCTCCAGATCGGAGTAGATGACCGCGGGCTCTGGTACGAGTTCGAGGCACCCAACACTACGGCAGGTAACGACCTGCTGGAACTTTTAAAGCGAGGCGATGTAACTCAGAGCTCCTTCGGCTTCACCATCAAGGAGGACGAGTGGGCTATGCGCAACGGCATCACCTACCGCTATATCAAGAAAGTAGCAAGGCTCTACGATGTAAGCCCTGTTACCTACCCTGCCTATCCAGCCACTTCCGCTGCGCTCAAGGCGTCAGAGGCATCCCGTGCTTCTGAAGGGCCAGCAACCTCGCAGGAGGCTCCTGCGCAGGCAGTAGACCTGACAGCCTACCGCCTTCGTCTAATAAAAACCCAACTCTAGTACTTCACCATGAATACTATCAAACTCCGCGAAGAGCGCGCCAGCCTTATCCAAGGCATGGACGCCATCGTAGCTGCTGCCCAGAAAGAGGGACGCAACCTGTCGACTGAAGAGTCGAACCAATTCGATAAGATGGAAGCTGCTCAGCAAGAGCTCCGCAGCAACATCGAGCGCCTCGAGAACCTCGAAGGTCTCCGCAAGGAGATGGCTGCCAAAGAAGAGCGCGCTGAGCGTGCCGCTTCACAGGCTACCAAGCCAGAGTCTCGTGCCGCTTTCGCTAAGTACTTGCGCTACGGTGCTGGTGCTTTGAACAACGAAGAGCGCGCCCTTATCGAGCGCCGTGGCACTGCCGACCAAATTGAAGGAACCGACTCACTCGGTGGCTTCTTGGTACCTGAAGACTTCAGCAACGCTTTGAGCATGGCCCAGAAGTTCACAGGAACTGTTGAGCGCATCGCTCGCGTGATCACTACGTCTAACACTGGCAAGCTCCAGTACCCGACCGTAGACGATACGTCTGTAGTAGGTGCCCTTCTTGCTGAAGCTGCTGCTGAGACTGTCTCAGACATGACCTTCGGTAACGTAGAGCTCGATAGCTACACCTACTCCTCTAAGATCGTTAAGGTATCTCGTCAGCTTATGGCCGACAGCGCCTTCGATCTGAACGCCTTCTTGGTGGACGCTCTTGGCTCGCGCATCGCTCGCGGTACCAACGCTGCCCTGACGACTGGCGACGGATCAAGCAAGCCTAACGGTATCGTCACTGCTTCTGCTGCTGGTAAGACTTCAGCTTCTGCTACTGCCATCACCGCTGCCGAACTGCTCGACCTTATGTACTCTGTGGACGCTGCCTACGCTAATAGCTCGAAGGCTGGCTTCATGTGCCACCAGAACATCTTGGCTGCTATCCGTAAGCTCGGCATCGCTTCTGCGAACGACTTCCCGATCTTTACCCCTGGCATGGGAATTGGCGAGAACGACATGCTCTTCGGCAAGCCCATCTATGTGAACAACGATATGGCCTCTTCTATCGCTACGACTAACAAGACGGTCCTCTTCGGAGACTTCGACCAGTACGTCGTTCGCGTAAACGGTGGCCTCGAGTTCTTGCGCCTCAATGAGCGTTACGCTGACGAGCTGGTAGTAGGCTTCATCGCTTACAAGCGCCTCGACGGTGACATCCTCCAGAGCGCTGCCATCAAGCACTTGGTTCAAGCCTAAGGCATGAAGGTACGGTTCATTACCGCTGTAGCTGGGGACGGCTTCCACTTCGTCGCAGACGAGGTGGCAAGCCTCCCCGAGGCTATGGCCGCAGACTTCTGCAAGGCTGGCTTCTGCCTGCCCATCGCAGAGCCTGCTGAGGTGAAAAAAGAGAAAGCAAGCACGAAAGCCAAAAAGGAAACCCGATGAGCATCAAGGTCATCACCGCCGCAACTGCAGAGCCTCTGAGCGTTTCAGAGGTCAAGGACTACCTCCGCGTCGACTCCAGCGCAGAAGACGCCCTTGTGGGCGTACTTATCGCTGCAGCGCGGACTATGTGCGAGCAGTACACGCGGCAGATCTTGATGACCACGACCATCGAGGAGTACTGGGACGACTTTCCTGCTTCTAGCGCATCCGCGCCCCGTGAGGCCTCTGGCCAGTGGTTCACTGAGTACGACATCCTTCGACTCAGCCGTGGACCAGTGCAGAGCGTCACGAGCGTGAAATACTACGACGGCAACGGCGTAGAGCAGACCATCAACTCGAGCAGCTACAGCCTCGACAGCGTTAACCAGCCCGCTCGCATCTTGCCTGTGACGGCATGGGAGGGTATTGATCCCAACCGCCTGAACAGCGTCATCGTGCGCTATGTGGTAGGCTACGCAAGCGCAGCCGACGTGCCCGCTCCTTTGAAGCAGGCGATGCTCCTGATGGTGGGCGATATGTACGAGAAGCGGCAGGACAGCATCAAGCAGATGCCCAGCGCTTCGGAATATCTGATGAACCCCTTCCGAGTCTTCGAGTTCTAAGATGGCCATCCTCCCGATCAAAGACCTCGGCGAGCTAGATCGGCGCATCACCATCCAGCAAGCCACCGAAGCCGTAGACTCCTACGGCCAGATGGTCCGCACCTACTCAACGCTCGGACAGTTCTGGGCAAAGGTGGACTACTTGAGCGGCGTGGAAGGTGAAGAGTCCAACCGACTCGAGGCCGTTAAGAAGGTAGAGTTCGTGATCCGCTATAACGCCGCCATCGGCGAGAAGCACCGCATAAGCTGACGGTGACGTCTTCGAGATCGAAGCAGTACTACCAGTGGAGCGCAAGCGATTCATGCACCTCATCACTAGACTGGTCGACTGATGGGCTACTTCAAAAGTTTGCAGACAGCTGGTCGCTCTCGCAGCAGCTCTTCATCCAGAGGCACCACTCGAGCCAGTGACATCGGTCAAGGGCGCGTAGAGGTCGAAGGCCTTGATCAGGCACTCAAGAAGATGAAGATGCTAGACGAGAACATCCGCAAGCGCATCATGCGCACCGCTGGCAAGTACGCCGCGCGGCCTATGCTTGACTCTTATCGCGCTGAGATCTACGACATGCAGGAGGACGAGTTCAACGTCTACTATAAGTCTGGCGGCATCTATGCCACCATCACGCCAGGACAGCTTCGTAAGTCGATGGGGATCATGCAGTTCTACTCTAAGGCTCGCGACATGATGGTTACCGTCGTAGGTCCGCAGGTGAAGCGCAGCTTCAGCGACCCAGAGAAGGGCGGCTGGTTTGCGCACTTCATTAACTACGGCTACCTGCTAAACGGCCAGTACCGAGGCCATAATATCGGCTTTGCTGACCGTGCACGCGACCGCGCGCAGTCAGCCACCGCTGCAGAATTTAAGCAGCGTTTCTTTGAATACGCCAGCAGATACATCCAAAAAATAAGCAGCAAATGATCGGCGTAGTTCTCAAGAGCGTCTTCAGTTCAGACGCCACGCTTAGCAGCCTCTTCGGTGGCCGCATTTATCCCTTCCTAGCAGCGCAGGGCGCTGCTGTGCCTTATGTGGTATACGACGAGTTCCGCGTCGATCCGCAAGGCTCAAAAGACTCAGACAGCCACATCGACGAGGTGAGTGTTCGCCTCACGTTTGTGGCTACAGTATACTCCACTTGTCAGAGTGGCGTAGAGGCTGCGCGCACGGCTTTCGTGCGTCAAGGCCGAACCGTGGCTGGTATAACCGTCCAGTCTTGTACTTACGAAACTCAGCGAGACATCTACTCAGATACCGACGAGTACTTTGGAGTGCAGGCGGACTTCACCTTTAGAATAGTTCGACTATGACTAAAATCATTATTTTGGCGAAAGACTGGGAGATCGTCAGAGAGCACACCATCAAGGCGGGCTCTTCTGTCGAAGTACCTGTCGGCATCGCCGAGCAGCTTGAGGCCAAGGGCTTCGCGTCTGTTAAACCACTAAAACCATAATACCATGGCTGCATCTACTGCTATCATGAACTCGACTAACGTCGTGATCGGTATCTCTACCGACGCAGGCGTTACCTACTCGAGCATCGCCCGTGCTACCAGCGCTTCTTTGAGCGTGAGCATGGACGTGCGCGAGACCACGAACAAGGACAGCGCTGGCTGGCGTGAGCTGCTAGAGGGCCTTAAGTCTTGGAGCTTGAGCGCCGACGGTCTCGTCTGCTTCAACGTAACAGGCAAGAAGACCATCAGCGACCTCTACGGCTACTTGAACAGCCGCACGGCTGTGACTGTAAAGTTCGGCTCTGCTGGAACTGGCGAGAAGGTCTACTCTGGCTTGGCCTACATCACGGCCGTAAGCCAAGACTCTGGCTTTGAGGATAACGTGACCTACTCTGTAAGCTTCGAGGGAGCTGGCGCCTTGACTGAAGGAACCAACGCCTAAGGCCTAACAGCCTAAGCATGAGGGCGCTCCAATTGGGGCGCCTTTTTTATATCTTTGAGGCATGGTAGAATACATCGACATAAAGGGCAAGAAGATGCCCGTAAAGTACGGCTTCAACGCCCTCAGGATCTTCACCGCTCAGACAGGCCTCACGCTCGAGCAGCTCAGCATATTGAGCGACAGCATCAGCCTAGACCACGCCATCGCTCTGATGTACGCGGGACTGAAGGACGGACACCGCGCAGAGAAGATGACCTTCGTGCTGGGCATCGACGAGGTGGCCGATCTTCTGGATGATGATCAGACTGCACTGCAGAAGTGCATCGAGATCTTTACCCGAGCCTTCGCCGCAAAGGGGGGGCAGGAAGCAGCTCAGCAGTAGAAGGCGACCCGCTGAGCTGGGACGA